TTCCGTGAAAATCCCCTTGCTGCTGATGTAGCCGGGGACGAACTTCAGGTTGTTGACTGCCAATGACAGCGGCACCACACCGAAGGCATCGCTGCGAAAGATGTCGAGCATTGTCGTGTTCCTTTCTATGCTGCCTCGCGGTCAGCGTTGATGGTGTCCGCTAGATGCGGCACTTGATGCCTTTGGTTGCCAGCGTCGTAACGCCGACTGCCTGTTCGGCGGTTGACATTGCGCCCCAATCAATCAGGCGCAGGTTCACTTCGGCATTGTTCGACAGCACCGCGATCCGCAGGCCATTGGCGGTGTCGATTGAGGTGCCGCCGTAGAGTGCCAGTGCCTCGCAATCTGCGCCAACCGCAGCGACGGTGTAGGTCGCCGGTTTGTCGGTAGTCGCCGCCGCCGTCCGCTTCAGCGGCTGGCCGACACGAACAGTGATCGGGTGCGCGAGGAAGCCGTTGTCGCGCGACTGGTGCCCATTGCTCTCGGAGAGCACGAACTCTGCGGTGTGGGCCTTTTCCGTCTGGAGAGGAAACTGAGACATAGTGCGTTCTCCTGTTCAGCCCTTACTGCGGGCGTTGAGTTTGTCCGTGATCTTTCCCCACATCGTCGCAGGGACCTTGCTCTGATCCATCAGCGGATGATGCGGCATGATCTGCTGCTCGGTGATGCGCAGCGCCAGCAGTTCCTTACGAACGTCCTCTGCCGGTGTCGCCGCCCTCACATAACCGCCGACCCGTTCCGGCTTTCCAGCCAGCACGCACAGATCGGTGACGGCTGCGACGTAGCTCTTGTGTTCCTCGATGCCCTGCTGCTTGGCAGCATTGAGGTCCACCACCTTCGCTCTTGCCGGTTGCGGTGCCTCCGGGTTCGGAAGTTCGGGCGGCGGGTCTGCCGGTGGATCGGTAGGAGGACCCGAAGGCGGTGTTTGCGGGATCGCCTCCGGGTCCGCAGGGTCTGCCATCAGGGGAGGTACACCGTCCGGCTCGCCTGTCTGTGCGCGGAAGCGTTCCGCTGCCGCTTTCGGGAGAAGCCGCAATGAAAACTTCGCGGCCATCTTGACTTCCTTCACGACCTCATCGGCATAGCCAAGCTGCTTGGCTTCGGTCGCATCCATCAGCCGGTCCTCTTTCAGGAGAGCCTTGACTTTGCCCGCTGGCTGGCCGGAGCGCGCCGCATAGGTCGCGATGATTGACTTGTCGATCCGGTCAAGATCGTCGGCAATCGCCCGCATGTCGTCTGCCGTCCCCATCGAAAAACCGGATGCGTTGTGCAGAAGCAGAAACGAATTTGCTGGCATGATGATCTTGTCTGCCGCCATCGCGATGTAGGACGCAATCGATGCGGCAATGCCGTCAACCCGCGCGGTCACTTTTGCCTTGTGATTTTTCAAGGCATTGTGGATTGCCACGCCATCGAACACATCCCCGCCCGGTGAGTTGATGCGCAGGGAGATGCTGTCGATGTCGTCGCCAAGCGCGTTCAGATCGTCAACGAACTGCTTCGCGCTGACCGCGTCCTCATTGAACCATCCCGGCTGACCAATTTCGTCGTAGATGACGATTTCAGCGGCATTGTTGTTAGCCTGCATCGTGTACCACGGTCGCATTGTTCCGCCTCCTTATGCTGCTTCGCTATCGGAAGCGGCCTGATCGGCGGCTTCCTGTGCTTGATCTGCTGCGGCCTGATCGGCGGCATCCTGCGCGGCCTGATCTGACGGTGCCATTACCTGCGTGGCCGATGCGTAGACAGTCGGGAATGCGAGGTCGAGTTTCTCTGCACGCTCGTTGTCGGCCTTGATGCGCAGGTCGTTCTGCTCGGGATCGAAGCCTTCGGCCTCGATCACGTCGCTGCGTGACTTGAAACCGCTGTCCACCGCCAGCTTTTCCGCCTGCCGATCCTTCAGTGGATCGACCCAATCATTGCGCTGCGGTATCCATTTCGCGCGCTGATACTCTGACTGCCGCAGCAAGTATTCGGTCGGGCTTATCGGCAACGCTTCCGACAACACCGCCGTGTCGAGCCATCTGCGCCAGATCGGAGCGCACATCTGAAACACAAAGATGTTGTGCTGGAACTGCTCCAGCTTGCGCCGGTACTCGACAATCGAGCCGCGCAGCGATGAGTAGTTGGCCCGCCGCAGGTCCGAGGTGCAGAGCGAATAGGGGATACCAAGCGCACCGAACACCGCAAGCTGCTGCCTGTACTGATAGGCTTCATAGGTGCCGCCGACATCCGCAGGCTCGGAGAATTTGATGTCCTCTCCCGGCAACAGCGTCTGCAGCGTGCCGGGTTCAAGCCCTGACAGGCCGATGCCCTCCTGCTCTGCGGAAGTGTCAACGCCGTCAATCGGCAGCACGTCCTCCGGTGCCGGTGAGGTGACGAAGCCAGCGAACATCGCTGCGATGCGTTTGCGTTCAAGCTCGGCGTCATCGTACTGATCGAGAAAGAACAGCCGGATCAGCGCAGGCGTGACCAGCGGAACGCCGCGCATCTGACCGGGGCGCGTGCATTTGAAAATGTGCAGCACCTCCGACGCCGGGACGCGCACCGGGTTCATGCTGCTGACCGCCTCGATTGGCATGTCGCCGGGGTGGATCGGATAGAACCAGTAAGCTGCGCGGGCACCGAGAAAATCTAGCTCGATGCCGTTCATGATCCAGTTGCCGTTTGTGGCCTGCATGTTCAATTGATAGGGACACATCTCGCTTTCGAGCAGTTGCAGTTGCATCGGCACGAGAAAGCCATCCGACACCCGGCGCGGTCTGTATCTGACGAAGCACTCGCCCGCTTCAAACAGTGCGCGGCCCACGATTGTCTGCAATCCGTAAAAGTCGGCCAGCCCGTCTGCATCGCATTCGTCTATCCAGTCCATCCACAGCTTCATGATCGCTTCGCGCAGATCGGGATTTTCGGTGAACAGCGATGACGGCTTGATGCCGGTGCCGATGAGGTTCGCGCAGAAGCTCTCGCAAGCCGCGTTTGCGTGCGGGTTGTTGCGCAGCACATCGCGCGTGCGGGCGCGCAGCGTATTGCCGGACGAAGTCAGGATGACGTTGACGGTGTTCTGTGTCGGGGTCCAGCCCTTCAGACGGCGGCGCATTCCACCGCCATCAAAGCCGGTGCTCCATACCGGAGCCTGATTGCGATACTCGCGGCTCGGCGCGATGAAGCGGCCAAGTATTCCTTCCGATAGCATGTTGCGAAGCGCGCCCATCAAAGCCCCTTGTCGGACGGCGATGTCATGCGGACCTGCTTCATGCGGATGCCGCCGTACAGTTCGTCTTTCATCGCGTTGAGGATTTGCCGAAGCTCGTTGAGCGAACGGAAGTCGGTACGCTTGTCGCCGTAGCCAGCACCTTCGACGCCGGAACTGATAATTGCCTCAAGCGTGTCGATCTGCGTCTGCGTCACCATTTGCTGAGATGGCGAAGCCGATTTCTTTTTTCCGAACGGATGTGAGCCGTGCATTCAGCGGAGCCATCACGCTCCAAGGTAATTTGACCTGATGATGCGTCTGCGTCGTCCTCTGACGGCAACGGACGGCAACGGTGCTGCTACCTCGGATGGGGTTTCCGGCTTCCTGCCAGCTTCACCTGTACTGCCCTTGTCGGCCTTTTGCAATGGGATGCGCTGCACGTTGAGCAGATAGCCAGCCGCCGCCTGCATCGCCTCACAGTCGAAAAAGTGATTGTCGCGCGACCGCTGTACCCATTCGACCTTGCCGGTCGGCTGCTTCAGCCGCGCCTCGCTGACGACCTGATGGCAGTAGTCGTCGTCCACGCCCTTGAACAGATGCCAGCCGCCGATACGATCTTCCGGCCATCTAAGCCGTTCATGTACCCAACTTTTCCAGTGATCGGTGTCGAGCCGCACAAGGTCCAGCCCGAACTTTGCGGCACGGCCATCCTTCCGGCTGACCTCGATCTTGCTGAAAATCAGCGGGGTCCGCATGGGGGCCGACGATCCCTTTGTCGGCCTCACCCTGCGCATGAAGCGGCGGCAGAACTCGTACACCCGGTTGAGCGGCAGCGTGTCGGTCTTGCCCGGTCGGAAGCCGCTGTCAATGAAGGCCAGCTTGATCGGCAAGCCATCCACCGGCTGTGACACAAGATCGCCAAGCGCGCCCCAAATTTCTTCCTCGCTGGTGTCGCCGCGCAGGTAGCCGTAGTTGATCAGCCATGATGTTGCGCGTGCGCCCCATCCGCGAATGACCCACGGTATCGAGTGTCGCTGCACGTCCGCCGTCAGCGTCAGGTAGAGCACGTCCTCTGGCACCTCGCCGCGCTTGTACGTCGCGGCATGCGACTTTTCCTTTAGCTCCATCCACTCTGGCACTTCGCCGCCGCCCGGTGAGTACAGTTCACCGAAGCCCGCATTGATCGCCTGCTGCACCATCGCATCGTCGCCGGACTGCTGCGCCTCGACCACGACCGCCACGCGCTCACCAAAGGTGACGAACGGCGATGCCAGACCCGATACCCAAAAGGAGATTGTCTTGCTCTCGGTGAAGCCGCCGCGAATGATCCCGCTTTTGTCAACCGCCTGACCGGGTGCGACGTAGCGGCCTCGCGCGTTCATGTCGGCCTTGTGCTCATCGGTGATCACGCCGCCGCAACGCGGGCATTCAAGGAATGTCGCGCGTGCCGCTTCGAGCGGTGCCGCCTTCAACGGATAGCGCAGGAGATTAAAGCGCGGAACGAAGTATTCCTCGCAATGCGGGCACGGCCAGCACCAATGATGCCGCGTGCCCTGCTGCCACAGTTGCCAGATCGGACTTTCGATGTCCTCTGCCACGGCGATTTCCCAAAAGAACAGACCGGACGATGGCTCCTGCACCGCCCCGACCCTGCCGCGCTTCGGTGTCGATGTCACCACGCAAACGAAATCGGCGTAGGTGTCGCCGCGCCGTTCGACCAGCCCAAGCGGTCCGCCCATCTGATTGACGTTGTCGCGCATCTCATCGTACTCATCCACCAGTGCGAGCACGGCAGGGTCGGACTTCAGCGCGGTTGACGATCCTGAGTGCGCGAGCCGGAATGGCACGCCTGCCACAATCTTGCGCGTCTTTGTCATGCGCTTGCCGCGTGCGACCTTCGCCATCAGCGACGGTGCCTCGTCCAGCAACGCCATGACGCGCGGCTCGAATTGCTCCGTGAGGAATTGCTTGTTCGGTCCAACGTACAGGATAGGACCCGGCCTCTGATCGAGGCGCTGACCTGCCACGTCAAGCATCGCTTCCGATTTGCCGGTCTGCGCCCCGAACACCATGACGACGCGCTTGTAGACGCCGGATGCGATGACCCGTTCCGGCTCGATGACGTAGGGTGTCAGGTGCGGATCACGCGGTCCCGGCACCGCTGCTGTCGGCGGGTACGTCCGGTTTGTCGCTGCCCACAGGTCCGGCTCCGTTGGCTCTGACGGCATCATCAGTGCCGCCACTCGTCTCCAACCGAATGGCCTGTGCCAGTGCATGCTCTGCGATGCGCCTAAGTCGAGCATTGACCTCCCTCTCGATGATGCGCCGCTGTGTCAGGTCGCGCGTGACTGACGCCGCTATGCCTGCGAATTCGCTTCGCACTGTGCCACAGATGCTGTCAATCATGTCCTCGTAGGCGTCAAGCGGAACCAGCCTACCGAGACGCTGCGCTGTCCGTATCTCGATGTCGCGCGCTTTTGCGTCCTTGATGCGGCTGTCCGACGCCGATTGCGTTGACCTGCGATCCTCATCGCGCAAAAAACGGATGTAGCCGCCACACGCCTCGATCCAGTTGTACTTGCCGCGCTCGACCGGCTTGAACCAGCCTCCCGCCGCAAGCTGCCCGATCCGCGCCCCGGTGATGCCAAGGCAGTTCGACAATGTCGCGGTGTCGGTGATTTCGCGCATCTTGCGGCTGTAGCGGGCAAAGCCCTGCACGAGGTCTTTGATCCAGTACAGGCCCGGTGCCGCCTGACTGAACGCGCCATCCCGTTCCAGCCGTTTCAGGTCTGCGGGCGTTTCGAGCAGGAGCAGCATCATCGCCTGTTCGCTCGTGACCTGTCCGGCCTCCGGTTCGCCAGCCATTCCTTAACCCTCCGTTTCAGGCCCCAAACCGGGCCGTTGGAACAAAACAGGTGCGCCATGCGCCCGATGAATACAGCCCATGAGAAGCGGGAGAAAAGAGAAGCATGGCTTTACAAGCCGCCGTTGCCGCTGGCATGGTCTTTTCACACCGGGAACAGCCCCGGCCCAACAGGAGCAAGCCAAAATGGAAAACCTCGCGCATCTGACTTTCGGTTGTGAGTTTGAAGTATTCTTTCCGAATAATCCACGCCATCGTTTCGGGGAACGGTCCGCCAGCGCGGAAGTGACCCGCCGCACCGGGTTCCGGTGGGACATTCACGGCGACGGCTCGATCCGCGACAATACCGGCTCCCGCACCGGAATTGAATTCGTGTCCCCGGTGTTGCGCGGTCAAAGCGGCCTCGACCAAGTTGCGGCTGTTGCCAACGCGCTCCGCGACATGGGTGCTCAGGTCAACGCCTCGTGCGGCTTTCATGTGCATGTCGGCGCGGCAGGGAACGACCTGACCTTTTTCAAAAATCTCGTGAAGCTGTACGCCTCCTACGAGCGTGAAATTGACGAAGTGATGCCGGTGTCGCGCCGCAGCAACAACGCCGGTTTCTGCCGCAGCCTGACCAACATCAACTTCGCCGTGATCGACCGCGCGACTTCGTTGCGCGGCCTGATCAGCGAAGTTGCCCGCTCTGCCGGGGCTTCGACCGACCGCTATGTGAAGCTGAACCTCGCGGCGATGGATCGGCATCAGACTGTCGAGTTTCGCCATCACAGCGGAACTGTTGACGCGGTCAAGGCGGTCAACTGGATCATCCGCTGCCTGCAACTCGTGACTGCGGCAAAGGAGGGCAATGTCGCCGCCGCCCCGCAGATCGCGCGTGAGTATGCCCGCTTCGCTTTCAAGACCCGCGTCGTGATCGAGATGATCAGCCGACCGGAGGGCGCGACCACTGCCGAACTGTGCGCCCGCGCGGGTGCCCGCCGCATGGGTGTCAAACGCCACGCGCGGCTCGCCGGGTTTGGCTACCGCAAGCGCGGCAAGCGGTACTTCATGGTGACGCACTCTGACGCGCCGGTTGTCAGCAAGCCGCTCGATGAAGTGCTGAACGCCACTGCCGAGCAGCGCGAATTCTGGAACCAGCGCCGTGAGGCTCTGCGGAGGGCGCGCTAGTCGCGGCTCGCCCGGTGTCCCTCCCATGCGGAGGGACACAGCGGGTGTGCCACTTCCGGCAAACCAAAACTGATGGAGCAAGCCAAAATGTTGTACTTCGCTTACGGATCAAATCTGAACCTCGACCAGATGTCGCGGCGGTGTCCGAACGCCGACCCGGTCGGCGGGTTCGTGCTGCAAGATTGGAAGCTGGTGTTTCGCGGTGTCGCGGACATTGTGCCGGAAGCCGGTCAGTCGGTTCACGGCGGGCTGTGGAGGATCACGCCAGAGTGTGAAGCCTACCTCGACCGCTATGAAGGCTACCGCGAGGACGGCAACGGCATGTACGAGAAAAAGCATCTGATGATCGACGGACTGCCGGACGGCGAGACGACCGTGATGTTCTACGTCATGAATTCAATCGGCATCTACCCGCCGTCCTCCGGTTATTTTGCTGGCATCAAAGACGGCTATCGTGACTTCGATCTGCCGGTGCAGCCGCTGATCGCGGCGCTGGAAGCATCCTATGATGACAAAAAGCCGACGCATGTCGAGCGCCAGCGGCTGCGGCGGACAGGTCGCCCGCGTCTTGCGGCGCGTCCATCGGTTGTCGCCGCCGAGCACAAGTCACCGAAGCAGCGCAAGGCCGAGCGCAAGGCCGAGCGGCGCAAGCTGACGAAGGCCGAACGCGCCGCGATCAAACGTGCCAACGCGCGCCACTTTCATGACCCTTGGGCCGACACCTCATGGGGCAGCAAAAAGACTGCAGGCAAGCGTGTCGAACAGCGCCAGAAAAGTCTCGATCAATGGCTGGCTGATAAATACTTCCGTGGGGAGAGGTTCTGATGCGACACACATACGAAATGCTGTGCGCCGAGATTGATGCACACGGCTGGTACAAGTATTTCCTGCGCCGCGATGATGGCAAGGAAATCAAGGTCAGCCCGAAGCGGCTCGCTGAACTTCGCCGCAACAGGCAGATCGTTGCCGAGCAACTATCACTTGATGCGGTGCTGTGATGCCTGATCTTGTCGCTGTCCCGCGCCACATGCTGATGAAAAAGCCGCGCCACGGCGCTGCATGTAATCGGTGCGGCCTCTGCTGTCATGCGGTGCTGTGCGATGTTGGCATGGCACTGTTCAGGCGACGGCAAGGCCCCTGCCCCGCGCTGTCGTTTGATGAGAACGGTTCGCGCTGCGGTGTCGTTGACAATGCCGAGGGCGAGGCGCGTGAAGCTGCGCTGCTCCTGATCAATTCGGGACAGGGCTGCGACATGCTCCTGCGCGACGAACGGCGGGACATTGATTACAGCCACCGGCAGAACACCCGCGACCGAAAGAACCGGGACCGGCTGAAAGCCGCCCGCAAGCTATTCGGCATCACCTGATACCGAGGCCGGGGATGCGTTCAATTCCCGGCCAGCTATCCAAGCCGCTTGGCTCCCATAAAACCGCTTATACGGCCCTCCCATGAAGCCGTTTTATGCAGCATTTTCAATGAACTAGCCATGCAAAACAGTATGCGACCCCTGAACGAAAAAAGAGAAGCATGGCTTTACAAGGCCCGATGCCACGCTTACAAACGCGCATCACCCGGCGAGGCCGGGAGCAACAGGAGCAAGCCAAATGATTACTTTCGCAAAATTCGAGGGCCAGTGGTGTGTCCGCATGACGGCCAGTCCGGTGCCGTTCCGGTCAGGCCAGACCGTCACCGTGTCACTGCGCAACGGCAGCACGAAACAAGTGTCGCTCGGTGCCTACGTTGCTGGCGGTCAAGGTGTGCAGTTCTGGTCGGTCGCGCAATCGCCCGCCCGCACCACCGAAGCTGTTGGCGATCTGTCGCGCATCATCGCGTTGTTTGACAGCGCGCGGCAGCACCTGCGCTTCCCGGCCATCGTGCTCGACGGCTTCCGCGTGAATGTCGCCGGTCAACGTGCGCGTGAACCCGGTTCGCTGACTGTCACGTCCGTTGAAAAGGGCTTTGACGGCAAGCGCAAGTGGTTCGGTCGCGTGACCCGCGCTGGCGTGTTCGAGCCATCGCAGGTCGCGCCGGAAGGTGTCGCGCCGAAGCTGCGTGCGTTTGCTGCCGACCCGGCAGGTCAAGCCGCTGAGTACGGACGGCTGCATGGTGTCTGCTGCTTCTGCAACAAGGCGCTGCGTGACGAGCGTTCGACTGCGGTCGGCTACGGCCCGGTGTGCGCCCGTCATTTCGGACTGCCGTGGGGAGCCGCAGCGGTCGAAGCCCCCGCCACTGTGCCGACTGTCGATGCCGTGACGCTTCGCAACCGCCAACTGGCTGACGCCAGCGAGGCCGCGCTTGACCGCGTGTACGAGGGACCGTGGATAACCGGGTGATCATCGAAGGGGGCCGGGTGTCCGGCCCCTCACGATGCGATCCTGCATCAACTAGGAGCAAGCCAAAATGGCGACCTTTACGAAAATGTGGATGCTGAAATCCGACCATGTCCGCCGACAACAGCGCGGCAAAATCGTCGCCGCCATCATCGGTGTCACGTTTCTCGGCATTCTCTCCTTGGGCAAAGCCGGAACGCCCATTGAGACAAACGCAGTTGCTGTGCAGCCAGCCGAAAAGATTGCGACAGCGCCCGCCCTTGCCGATGGCAACTTCATCGTCACTAAACAGAATGTGCTTGGCTGCGCCATTCTCAATGATACCGCTGTACGCACCGGCAAGGCGACAGGTCGCATTTACGATCTTTCCGACCCAGATCGTTGTCGCGGTATTAAATACGGCACCTCTGTCCGCCTCGAAAAATACTCTCTGCAAGCCGCGTGTGTCGTGCCGCAAGGCGCGACCGGATGCTTGTGGGTTCTGTGGACGGAAATTCGGTGATTATCGGCCAGCCGCTTTCGAGCGGCTGTGCAATGCAATCCTGCATCATAGGAGCAAGCCAAAATGAGCGAAAGAATTCTGACGAAGGAAGTAAAGCGCCTGATTGTCACCGTGTTGGCGGCACTCGCGCTGTCCACGGCGATTGTCGTGAGCAGCAAATCCGCAAACGCTGCCACGCGCGACATAGCCAAGTCAGGAGCGTGGACTGCCTACGCGGGGACCACCAACGACAAAAATATACCGCTGTGCGGCATGTTTGTTGAAGGCGGCGGAAAGTCCCTGCACATCAAATACGCGCAAGGTTGGAAATTCTTCAACGTGGTTGGATGGAAAAAAGGCTGGAGCATTCCCGATAACACGAAACTGTCGGTGACGCTCGGCTTTGATAAAGGCACCTTCGGAGAGGCGACCGCTACCGGCTGGCGCAGCCCGCAGGAAATACGCAATGACCTTGGCGACTACATTGCGTTTCAGATTGGCGGCGACATGATGATCGAATTCCTGTCAGAATTTCAGGCCGCGAACAAAATGTGGTTGCGGTTCGACAGCGGCACCGAAACACCTTGGATCGCTGACATGACCGGCTCGCGCGAAATCGGCGGCGTGTTTGCGCGATGCGTCAAGGCGCTGCTGCCGTCAGGGTCACAGCCCTACGGCAAGCAACCGGAGACAAGCCAGCCCTACAGCACACAGCCGCATGAAGCACCGTCAGCCACGCAACCTTTCGAGCGCAAGCCAGTCATTGCGCCGCAAGCGGGAGAGCGCGGCGCATGAAGTAGTTGGGCATAGCTTGAAACTGCGTCATGCAAAAGGAAAGCTAGACTTCACGTTCGCCGTCTGGCTTTATAGTTGTACCGGGTCGGCAGCACCCCGGATTAAGTGCCGCCAAAACAGGAGCAAGCAAAATGAAACTGATCCAGTTGAACATGGTCGAAGGTGTCCAGTCTGATGAGGACGGCATCGAAACCGAACAGACAAAGCCGGTCGTGATTAACGCCGACTGCATCCGCGCGTTCTACGCTCGGCGCGGCGGCAAGCCGGGAACGCGGCTCACCTTCACGGACGGCGGCGGCTTCGCCGTCAGCGAGACGCCGGACAATGTCGCCGCAGCGGCTGGTGACGAAAGCCTCGCGGCACATCTTGCCCGCAGAAATGTTGCTCAGATCAGCTAACCGGGCTGCATTCACAAAACGGGGCGGGCAATCATGCCCGCCTCTTAACTCATGTCAGGAGCAAGCATGATACCCCCGACCAAAAACGGACTATCCGCGTTCGCGTGTATTTCCGCGATGCAGAAGTGCATCCGGCGCGGCATGGAAAAAGAGGCGATGCAATTCGCTATCGAACTGATGCACACATCGAAGGCTTTCAATTCGATGGTGTGCAAGCGGCTGCAGGTCATCGCACACGAGGACATAGACAACATGGCGCGGCCCGACATTGTGCCTTTCGTCAAAGCGTCGTGTGAGCAAGCGAAGGAATGGTACGACGCCGACCGCACGAAACTCGGCAAATCGCGAATGGCTGTCGGCAATTCGATCCGGCTGATGTGCCGTGCGCCGAAATCCAGAGAGGGCGATCACTTCAACGCCGCGACCGGATGGGCGGAAATTCTCGAAGGCTTCAAGCCGGAAATTCCTGATTGGGCCTACGACCAGCACACCTACGAAGGCCGCGCCAAAAAACGCGGACTGAAATTCTTCCGCGAGGAAAGCACGAAGCTGGTGCCGAAGCCGAAGCGCAAAGACAAGTATGAGGACGAAGCGTACCGGCTGTGGCAACTCAAGGCCGACACGCCGAAGTCGCGAGCAATGCCGACTGCATCGGTCGGCGGGTTATTCGATGAGGACGCGAACCAGTGAGGCGACGGGCGGCAGCGTGTCTGCCGCCTATCGCTGCACTTCCGCAGCATCAGGAGCAAGCCGATGAAAACACTGTTGATTGTTGCTGCGCTGCTCGCATCCGTGTCGGGTGCAACTGCGCAGGATAAATGCGAACCAGAACGAAGCTGGTTTTTTTCGATCCCGTCGAAAGATTGGCAGGGTCCGCCCACGGTCAAGATGACAGACGCCGGTCGTGCGCGTTGCCTCGCAGAGCAAGCCTTCGCGGAAATTACTGCGGACGAAACGCAGCGCAAGCCGCTGCCGTTCGAGTGGGGTGGTCCGTTGCCGCCAGCGACCATGCACTTCTGGCCGAAGGTGTACGTCACGCCGCAATGGCCAGCCGAGTAGAGCTTAGAGCCGCAGGGTTTGGTCATTTGTCCCTGCGGAGGACCAGCGGGCGGTGTCCGCAACAACACCCGCAGGACGCGGACGGTGCTTTCCTTATCTTCACACCGGGCCGCGTCCACCACACTGAAACAAAACAGGAGCGAGCGATGACGATAGTAAAAGTTGTTGGCAAGGCGGCGCATGCCGTGAAGGCGTGTGCCATGTGGGCCGAGTTTACCGAGAATGACCGAACCGGAATACGCTTCGGTCTGTTCCCGTTCGCCAAGATGAAGGCGGCGGCACAGGAAGGCTATGACGGCAAAGAACTCTGCGTTGCCCTCATGGATGTTGCACAGCGCAATGGAGGAATGCGGGCATGATGAAATTCACAATTCTGCCAGTTCTGCTGCTGGCGTATTCGTGCGGCACCGGACAGGCGCAACAGACCATCATCTATGGGCCGGACGGACGCAGGGCTGGCACTGTCACAACCGACAGCCAAGGCTCGCGCACGATCTACGATGCGAGCGGTCGCGTCAGCGGTCGCACGTCCACCGATAGCCAAGGGACCACGGTCATCTACGGGCCGAACGGTTCGCGCATCGGAACGACCACAAGCGGGGGGAAACGATGATTGTCGAATTCTTCTGGCTGACCGCACTGGCGGCGATGCTGCTGGCGGTGACGCTTAACTGGCGGGTGACGCCATGAGCGCATGGAGTGCCTACACGGTGGCCGCTGCCGTCCTGTTGCTGCTTGCCGTGCTGTTCTACCTCAAGCTCGATCTTGTCACCTGTACAAGCGGTCACTACGACCCATTGGGTTTGGGCGGGCGCGTCGTCCCGTTCACCGTGTGCCATCTTGGTGGCCTGTGATGAACGCGGCACTCAGCATCATCACGCAACAGGTCGAGTGTTGGGAAAAGCTCAATCACCCGGCCCTGCTCGAACGATTTATCGTCCGCAATGGCAAGCCATTCGCGCCGGTCAAGCGCATCGGGCGCAAGGGTAAGCCGAACGAGTGCTACAGCAACGCCGCACAATTCGTGTTCCGCAACGGCGGCACCTATGTTGAAGGCTTCGCCACCAGCAAGGCGCTGCCATTCGCGTTCCACCATGCGTGGGTGTCGATTGGCGGACTTGCGATGGACCCGACGCTCGATGCCGAAAGCTATGTGTACTTCGGTGTTGAATTCGGCGCAGAGACGCTGCGCGCCGAAATGCTGCGTAACGGCGTATACGGCATTCTCGACCCCGGCTTCGGACTGAATGTCGATCTGATGTTCCGTCTCGATCCAGAGCTTGAAGCCATCTGCGATGCCATGATGGCGAACAAACGCAGGAGCGCATAAGCCACCAGACCGCTAACCCCAATCTTTCTGCAATGGAAAGCAGTCCTTTACAAACCGGAAGGCGGCGCGGTATTCTGCTGCCGTAGCAACAAGGGGTGTACACCCCTTTCCTAGGAAAGTGAGACTGCATGAGGAAATTCTATGGAATGCTCGCGGGGATCGCCACGGCGGTCCTTGTGAGTTACGGGACGGGGCAAGCTGCCACGTTCACGAGCGACCATTGCAGTGAGGCGTGCGGCCCGCAAGCAACGGGCTTTGCGACCATCACTGGCACACAGGTCGATGCCAACACTGTCGATGTGACGATCACGCCACTGAACGGCAACAAGATCATCGGCAGCGGCTTGTACACGTTCACCTTCAACCTGACGACGAACGTGGACATCACCTACTCGAACTTCTCGGCTGCGGGCTTTTCCGTCATCAACGGTTTTGGTACCGGAAGCCTGTCGCAACACGCAGGCGTCGGAGCAACAGCCATCCACAATGATGGCTTGGGACTGTTCGAGTACGGTATCGACAAGGACGTGAACGGCGGCGGCAACGGGCTGATCGGCCCGCTGTCATTCCGCATCACCGGCACAGGGTTGACGCTCGACGACTTCGCCGAACTGTCAATCATTCCTCCCGGTGATCTGTCAGTGTTCATGGCGCTCGACATTATCAGCGGCACCACCGGCAAGACCGGACTGGTTGACTGTTGTGGTCCGGGTGTCACGCCGTTCGACACACCTACAGTACCTATCCCCGGTGCCGTGTGGCTGTTCGCCTCCGGTGTCGCTGGCCTCGGCGCGCTCTTGCGGCGTCGTCGCAAACAACAACAGGTTTCCGCGTCCGCGTAGGACGTAAAATCCCGTTGCCCGGTGCGGGCGGAAAGACACCGGGTATCACAGGAGTAACTTCATGAAGAAACTTCTACTTGCTGCCGCTCTCGTGTTGGCAACATCTGTCGGCGCGATGGCGGACACCGTGTCCAACTTGGGGACCAACCCCACGTCTGGAGCCGGTGCGTTCTCCAACACCAACCCCGGTACGGGTGGTGGTGGGTCAGGGCTGTTTGCTGACGTTTACAATTTCGATCTTGTCGGCACCAACATCCTGACCATTGCGTTCGCCGTCAACACTTTCGCTAACGGCGCTCCGCAATTCATCACCAACTTCACCGGCACGGTGTTCAATGACGGGCCAAACAATGTGCCGGGAGGCGGTGACGATTTTGCCGTGCTCGGTCCACAACTGGCGACGGCCTGTATCGGCATCCCGAACTGCCAAATCTTTGGCGGCTCGGCAATCCTCCCCGGTGGCAGCTACTATTTGCTTATCACCGGTGATGCCGCTGCGGATGCTGGCTACGGCGGAAACCTGAGCACCAACGCTGAGACACCGTTGCCCGCAGCCATCTGGTTGTTTGGCGGCGGTCTTGGACTGCTGGCAATGGCTGGCAAACGTAGACGCAAACGCGGCGCTTGGGACGATCTTCCTCGGGTCGATTTTCTACCCAAGGCCTGACGAAGTAGCTGGGTGACATCACAAACTTGACCCAGTTGCGGCTGCGCCGGGTGTGGCTGAAACCTTGCCGTTTCGATCGCTCATCCGGCGCAGTCAAAACCCC